TTGATTTATACAGCTTGTCGATATACATGTCAAACCAATATGGATTATTGGAGTTCTGCTTAATGACCTTGACATATGTATCAGCAAACCCGTCAAACTCAACATCAAGAACTTCTTCCATAGTCTTGCTACCTTCATTATAGAAGATCTTGTTGAACATAGAATATGGGTTGCGAACAAACTCAAGTTCACGAGTTTCAGTATCATATATGTGGAAACCCTTCGGGTCGCCATAGTCAGCCCAAGTCAATTCGTATGGGCATCCGAGATATTCAATATTTTTGGTGGTAGACTTATGGTGAAAGTGACCAGAGCATACGAGATCAAACTTCGAGAAGTCACTAATCTTCATACCATGCTCGTTCATATTACCGCGATCCATCAGACAGCCAGCAACCTCAAGGTGACCGAACAATACCTGAGCAGGTGAATCTGCCATTGCCTGAATTGCCTGAGCATAGTTCTCATTATTAATCCAAGGCATAATCATAATATCATGACCGCCCAAAGTAATATCAGTTGGCTCAGAGTAATACTTGAAGTTCGCGTTATCAAACAACTCATTCATTGAGTTCACGTCATTGGTATTCTTGAAAGGGACATCATGATTACCAACAATCACATGTAAATCCATACCCTTGTCTTCACAGGGTTGGATAAACATTTCTTTCATCCGGCGCAAGGTCACATAGTTGATATACTTCCTGCGGTCTACAATATCACCAAGGTGAATAATAGTATCAATACCACGCTTCTCAATCTCAGGGAAGAAGTGGTTGCTGTAGAACCGATCAAAGTAATCTAGGAACTTGACGCTGTCATTGCGAACGCCAAAGTGTGTGTCAGTTACTAACGCAATCTTCATTTCTTCACCTCACAAACACGTTCCCTTAAACCGCTAGAACTGAATCTATGGTCACGTTTGTTAAAATATAAATCAATGTCACGCTTGCGGCAGATATCCTTGCCGGTAAATTCTTTATCGCGATACTCTTCGCCGAGTACCCTGATGTCAATATGATATAGTGACAGGATATCCAATAGATCCTCTTCAGTTCCGTATGGGATAATCTCGTCAACATAACCAACCGCCTTCAGCTGAGTGTAACGCTCAACAATAGTTTGGATTGGTGCGTTCTTTTCAGCTCGATCAACGCTAGGATCAACCTGTAACGCGCAGATCAAATAGTCGCATTGATCTTTGGCGTCACGAAGCATTTGTACATGACCAGCATGCAGTAAATCAAAGGTAGAACATGTGAAACCAACCTTCATTACTTTTCCTCTACAGTTCTGCGCTTCTTAACCTTGCGTCTTTTGTTTTCTTCAAAGTCCTGAACAAACCCCTTCATATATTCTTGAGTCCACTCACTAAACTTGACATCATCATTAAAGTTTCTGCCAGAATCATGACCCTGAGTATCGGCAGTATCACCAAGAACATTCAGATGGTCGGACACTTTCATCTTAACATAGAGGTGCTTCTTTTCTTTCTGAATTCTACGGAGGAATGCGTAGTAGATTATCTGAGTAAAATACGCAAAAGGATTCTTAGACTTCTCTGGGTTGAAGTTGTCGATATACTGAAGGCTGTTTTCAATGCCGTCTGATATCATCTCATCCCTGAATGTGTAGTTAATGAAGTTTGGCTTGTATGAAAGATGAGTGGCGATCTTCATGATACACTCGGCAACATAGTTTGGAACCACGGGGCGAGATTGACCCGCATCCTTTGCCTCATTCACCGAGGTCTTGAACTCACACATCGCCGCAAAGAACTTCTTATTGTCAACGTAGTATGGTCTTTTCTTAGCATCTTTCGCCATATCATAATTCCTTAATGTAATACCGTATTTGCGCTCGGAATAACCCCACCGACTTGCTTCTCAATTTTAGATAACACCTTATCAATATCACTTTGGGTCAACTCTTCAGCTTCGCGCTTCTTTTTAGCGCCAACTAAGAAAGTTTCACCAGAAGTCATGTTTTCATGTATGGTATCTATACAGTTATTATAGTACGAAATCATGTCTTCGTCAACCTTTTTCTCTAAAATAATATGCTCATGGCGAATACTAAAATAGTTATCCCACTCAGACAAAGGCATCCATATATGCGACATAAGGATAGGAGAAGCGTTTCCCATCTTGATGATAACTTCAACTGGGTTATTAATTGACAACTCCCAATTACCATCATCGATGAATTCAGCCAGAAGAGTCTCGCCGCTGACTAACTTGATCATACTAACTTTCATATGTGCTCACCCTCTCTCGCTCGTGCTCAGTATGTTCACGGATCTGCTCAATGATTTCTACGAATTCCTCAACAGCAAGCATATCACGCTCGTTCTCAGTATCTAATTCTAGCTGAACATTAATCTTCATTCTCAATTCCTATATTATATATTTTATACTCAAATTCTTCTTCGTTATACATCTTGACTCTAACAGCAAAATGCTTCAACGTATGATTTTTCCATGATTTATGACAAAGGTCATCTGAAATATCATATAGAGTTGCGCTCTTCTTGTTGTCACCTTTCCTTAACCCACGACCTATAGATTGGAGATTGCGGATCCTAGACTTGCTAGGACTGGCAAAGATGACATTATGTAAGTTTCTAATATTAATCCCTGTTGAAAAGGTACCATAAGATGCGATAATAATTGCGTCATTTTCTTTCTCCGTTATTGCCCTAACTTCTTCCCTTGTGACAGCGTCAACTCCACCATACACAAAGAATACCCTTCTTCCGTCAGCTGCCTCCTTGCTTATCTGTTCATACAGAGGCTCACCGTGTTTCTTAACATACTGGAATAATACTAGTGTATTCCCTTTTCTTGTTAAAGTCAAGTTCTTTATAAAAGCGTTCCGCTTTTCGTGAGAGACTAGAAAGTCCATTTCTTGTTGGTATGTTGATCTTGCTACTTGCTTCTTGGTGGAATCACCATACTTTAGGACAAGGCACTTAATCCTAAACTCAGCGAGCGTCTTGTTCTCTATCAGCTCTTTAGTGGTAATAACCCGCATAACTGGACCAAATAAACCCTCTAATACAAGTTTGTTTGTCACTGACTCATCGAGTGTTCCTGTAAACCCAAACCGATACTTACAATCAGTCATCTTCTCCATGATCTTGGTAAGTGAGTTGGCTTTGAAAAGGTGAGCTTCGTCACCTATGATGATATCGAACTGATCGAAGTATGACTTTGGCTGTTTGTAGATGGATTGCCAAGTACTGATAATTATTTTCGCTTTATCGTTCGATTTCTCTTGACCTGCAGTCACTAAGTAGGTATAATAGAACTGTAGTGATGATGAATAGTCTTTGAAGTCTGAGTTCAATTGGCTCACTAATGAAGTAGTTGGTACGATTACCAGCGCCTTCTTACATTCCTTCCTTAGATAATACTTCAATAAGCAGTAGATAATGAATGACTTACCAGAAGCAGTAGGTGACAGGATTAACGCTCTGTGATTGCGAACTGCGTGAGCAACTGCTCTTAGCTGATAGTCCCGAGGTTTGAACTCACCAGCGGTAAGAAACTTCTCAAGCCCATTCAGCGGAATATCTATTGTATCTTCAAGGCCATCATGAACAACTACCTTATAGTCTCGATCTTCAGCAAACTTCTTTATCCGTTGTATCAACCCAACATATATCTGCATTGTATTGACATTAAACAAACGAATCTTCCCGTCCCACATCTTAGCTCGGACTGAAGGTATGAACGAAGCGCCAGGAACCTCAAACTCAAAATAGCCAGATAGTTCCATAGCCATCCCACGGTCGCATTCTACCTTGAGATAAACTTCATTCTTCTTGTATAGGTGAATTTCTTCCATCATTAACCTGTAGTAAATTTAGCCCAATCAATTGCACTCTTAATTTGAAATCCTCGATTATTGATATTTCTGATAATCGCTTCGAGGTAAGAGATCTTCTCTTCTTGTAACCCCAGCTTCAAATTAGTTTCAATCATTAATTCATCTGATTCTATATAGGCGTCCACCTCATTCTTCAATAACCTCTTAAAGAATTGGTCACGGCCAAGATCGCTCAGCTCATCATCATCAAGCTCGCCCATATAGTATTCGATCAAAGTCTTACGAACTCGCTTGGATTCTGCTCTGAGTTTGTACATGGCGATACGCTCGCCCATAAATATCTTAATGTATTTGTTATGAACTACAGGAATCTTGGTACTTTCGCGCCCAAGTTCTGTTTCATCAATCTTACAGTCTTTATCCCACTCTTTAACTATACTTTCAATATTCAAATCTAACTCTCCATAATAACAATAATAAAATTAAGCAAGTTTCGTGATACTGTATTTCCTATATTTGAATGAAACGGTTGCTTTGAGATATTCAATATCAGTCTGTTCGATATCAAACTCTAGGGATGTGAGGGTGGCAGGGTACATGTCAGTAAACGCAACCTCAATGTTGGGGGTCATGTTGCCGGTCATAATCATCAAAGAACCGTCAGAGTATACGTCACCAACTGACGTTTGGGTTCTTCCGATATTCCTACGCTGGCCAAAGTTGTCAGGATAGCCCAATGAGATTAACCAGTCATATATCTCTTGAAAATTCTTCATGTCTTCATCGACACGGAATGTCAGGTCAAGCTGACCGAACGTCAACTTATCTCCAGGAACGGGGATCTGGATGAATGGATTATCAACAGCAGAGGTCTCGCCCAAACTGATGTCGGGTATGGTAGCAGAAGTACAGAAATAGTTTACATGCGGCAATCTATTGCATGCGAACTTGAATCCTATTGGTGATAGGAAACTCTTATTGTCTGGTTGTGTACTTTGTGTAGCCATATACTAATCCTGTTTAAAGGCATCCTTGCCGATCAAATCCTATACCTATTTATTCGTTCCCACCAGTAGTCTTTTCACTGACATCCTTAACAACACCAGATACTGTGTCGAGGGTGCCAGTAGTAATGTCAGTTACATCTTTAACAACACCGCCAACAATAGTTTTGGTGCCAGCGTAAACGCCGTCAATTGATGAACATCCAATCAAACTGGTGAGGATTAATGCTGCAAATACAATGCGCATAGTATTATCCTCTATTGTGTAATTCCGACTGTGGGTTCCTTCTAGGACGCTTCATCCACCTATGCTGCGCGTACCACTTGATACGGTTAGCCAACTCCATTTTCATACTTATTTATACGCATAAAAAAAGGGGCAGCCGAAGCCACCCCTTAAAACGTCTGTTAAAACAGATCTAGTTTTTATCTTACATAAGGTTAGCAACTTTAACCAGACGGTAGTAAGAGTTCTTATTAGCAAAGTTAACTGCGCCATCAGCACCAGAGGTAGCGAATGGGTTAGCAACCATACCATAACGAGTCTTAAAGCCGATCTTAGGCTGGAAGGTATTCTCACCAACCGCACGTACCATTTGGAGAGGTACATATGGGCAGTAGAACAAGCCAGCGTCAAACGCGCTAGTTCCTTTGTAGCCAATTGTGTAGTAGTTGTTGGTAGCATCTGAGAAGTAAGGATCGATGTATACTTTGATACGACCGTTCAATACACCAGCAAAAGTGTTACCAGTATCATCTACTTGTAGGTTATTACTAAGAGCAGGAGTGTAATCAAGAACACCAGCCATCTGAAGAGCAGAAGCAACGTCAGAAGAAGTGATCATTACGTTACCCTTACCGCGACGAGTTGCTTTAGCAATTGCGTTAGCATCACGCTCGATTTGGAACATAAGACCTTTGAACTTCTCAACAGACCAGCGACCGTTAGAGTCAGTGTCCAGATCGAAAGTACCCTGAGTAGTGGTATTGTCCTGAGCACCAGCAGAAGCGGTGTAGTTGATAGTACGGATAACTTCGCGGTTAATTTCAGACAGAATTTCTGTAGAAAGAATATTGCTCAGTTCCTGTTCAGCGTCTAGACCGTGTACAGCTTTCAGGTCTTGAGCCAGTTCCATAGTGTACTCAGCTTTCAGCGCACGGCTTACAGCAGTTACAGCTACTTTCTCGATTGAGAATGCCATTTCCTGGAAAGAGTTATTAGCAGTGTCGCCTAATTTCTCAGAGTCAGCAGTAGACATACCTTGACCAACTGTGTAGCCAGAGCCAGAAGCACGATCAGAAGGATCAGTACCAGTCTGAGCGCCTGAACCGTCAATTACAGTTTGACTAGCAGTGTTACCAGCAGCAGAACCAGAGAAGCCAGTATCAGCTTCAGGGAATAATGCTTCAGCGCCAGTCTGGCCGCTATAGCGTGAACGCATAGCAAAGATCAGACCAGTAGGTCCAGTCATTGGCTGTACACCAGCAATATCATAAGCGATAAGGTTGGGCATAGAGCGGCGCACTAAGCTGATTAGTACTGGGTCGAAAGTATCGACAGCACCGTCAGCAGCAACAGAGCTTGAAGCGCCCATGGCGTTAGTTGGAGCTGCTTCACCCAACAGTGATGGGCTAAATGCGCCACCGCTATAAGATGCTTGTTCCATTGCAGCACGTTCTTGGTTTTCTAACAATGTGGCGACTGTAGAGCGTTTGTGAGCGTCAGCGATCGAGGGAAGATCGGTGTGCTCTAATACAGGTTGCCACTTCTTTTGAAGTTCGTCAGTTTGATACATTATAGGTTCTCCTTAAATAAGACCTTTTTATTATTACAGTTTATTTATAAAATGTTACTTTTTAATGCTTTTTGAAATGGCATTCAAGTATGCGTTCATGCTAGGGTTAGCATTTGGCGCTACCTCTTCAGTCAGCTCAAGAGGTTCGTCATCGATTACTTCTTCAGTAATTGCTTCTTCTTTTGGGAAGTAGCTTTCCTTCAGAGTATCAAGCTTAGCAGTATAGCTATCTACATCGTCAAACTCGACGCCTTCAGATAGAGATGCCAACTTAGCAGCTTGACTTTCAGTAATATCTTCACAAGCAGATGATAGGATAGCTGTTTTCTTAGCCTCTACCAATTCCTTACGAAGTACGATGTTTCTTTCCATCTCTTCATTTACAGAAGATTCGAGTTCAGTAACCTTAGAAGCTAACTCATCAACGAGGTCGACTTTCTCTTCTGGGATATCGATGTAGTTTTCAGTGAACAGACCACGAAGGCCAGTCATGAAGTTCTCAACAATCTCAGAACGGATACCTTGCTCAACAGCCAGTTGGTTTTCCTTCATCCACTCTTCAGCAACATACTCAAGATACGAGTCTACTTGCTCAGAGATAGCTTCAGCAATTTGAACTTTCTCAGCTTCAAGATCGCTTTCGAAGTCAACGGTAACTGACTCTAGGATTTCATTTACCTTTGAAACTACAGCAGCTTCAAAGATAGTAGTTGCTTTAGCAGTAAAATCTTCGGAAAGATCTTGGCCGCCAAACATAGCTTCTACGTCTTCAGCTACAGAAATATCTTCAGAGCTAATCTGACGAATTTCCTTAATGGATTGAGTAGTTTCAGACACTTCTTCGGTTTGAGCTTCAAAGCCCTCAACCTTACATGCAGCCATAATTGACTCATATGAAGCGGCTAGGTCATCTTTTTTCTTGCCTTTAACTGCGTCTAGCATAGCATTAATCATGCCAGACTTGGTCTTAGGCGCTTGCGCTTGTTTTGGTGCGGATTTCTTAACGGTGGCAGCTACTTCATCAGCAGCGGCATCACCATCAACTTCTTTTTCCGCCGAAGCTTCAACGATTTCTTGCTCTTCAGCAATAGTATCATCTAGCTCTTTTAAGTCCTGTTCAGACATCGGAGTTCTCCTGTACAATATTAATTAGTTTAACACGTGTATTTATAAAAACTTACAACTTAGACATGAAGTGTTCAAACACTCGCAATTTAGCTTCTTCAAGCTCGCCACGAGACGCTTTAGTTATTTCATGCTTATAATCGGCTATGGTAGCTTCACGGATGATTCCGTTCGCCCAAACCCACTCTTTACCTTCCATGATACCCTGGACAAATGCATCTGGAGCAGATGGGTCTGCTACAATGTCAGCTGCCGTTGCCAAGTAGAAGTCATTTTGCACTTCCGCTACGCCTTTCCCATTCTGTTTGACTGTACCCATACCACGTGAAGATACACCTAATTGCGCACCCTCATCCATAAGCGACTTAACAATAGCGCCGTATGGAGTTTCAGTCATAATCTTAGCACGTCCCATAAAGTTTGAGCCATCACGCTTCAACTCTGTTATCATGTGAGATACACGTTCTAAATTTATAGATGGACCTTGTGGATGCCCAAGCTCGCCGTACGCACGGTTCTTTTCAACATATTCCTTCACGTATCGGTTTATTTCTTTATCTAAAACTTCTGCCGGATAAACACGACCATTACGGTTCTTGATATCGCCCTGCAGGAATACGCCTTCGATGAAATAAGACTTCTTACCGCTGTCGTCTTTGGCTTCTGTCAGATAATTAATATCTTCATTTACTTCGCAGATTAGTTTCATTGACATTGTTTTTTCCCTTAGTATCCTGCGCACGCGATTGGCGTGCCTTTAAAGTCAGTTGAAGCACGAACACCTTGACCGGCTCCCAACTTTAGAATTATGCTTTGCTTTGCACCAACAAACACTGAGCCGGTGGTGGTGTCATCAGCAGCATTTCTTAATGAAACTGCTGTTACGGTATCAGATGTATTTGTGATAAACGCAGCTGCAGCATCATCCAACTTAGTAACAGTCGGTGATAGCGTTACGGCATTTCCTAATACTTTCATTACTTACCTCCAAACGCAACGTCTAATAGTTGAAACATGCCCTCGGGCGACTTCTCCAACATCTTTTCAGCCTTTGCCTTATTAGCTGGCTTCAACTTTGTTAACATATTTAGTAGTGCTGACGCAGTTGTCATATCAAGTTCTTCGCTCTTGCCGTTGGCGAACTTAACTTTCTTGGCTGCTTTTTTTTTAACGATATCGTTTAACTGATCAACAACTTTGCCTTCAGTAAGCTCTTCGCCTAGTTGTACTAGGAATTTGCCGCCAGCGTCTTTCACAGCCTTACCTTTATGCTTTTTTGCGAGCTTAGTTGCCGCTGATTTATCAAAGAGACCAGCATCAGCGTATCCGTCATCAGACTCGCCAGTACCTTTTTGGTTCAGGTACTTTTCTTCAGTAATTTCAGCACGGTCGCCATCAAATTGATGATCGCCAGCAACAGGGTGCTTAGTTACGGTCATTTTATGCTTCGCCTTAAAGTCTTTCTCGCCCTCAGCACGAGGCTCCAACTTATCGCCTTCTACGGTGCTGTCTTGTGTGCGAGCGCCAGAAGCTGCCTCGGCCACATATGCTTTGAATCGTTTGATAGCCATTGCTATTCCTCTGTGTTAGTTACTTACTGGTTGTTCGGCTTCTGCTGGCATGAAGTTTGACTGCACTTCGAACCGCTTAACTTCAACAGCGTCAGCGATTTTATCCATAAGCAAGTCATTAATAGCTGACTTAAACCCATTTACGTCACCGTCTGCCGCCATAGTAACAGCATCAACAGCTGTTACGTTTACATCTTGTTCTTCACTCATAGTTCATCTCCACCCTATTTATACTTTAAATATCGGAATCTTCATCGTCATCTTCAGAAGAACCTTCATCTTCGATTTCTTTATCAATTGTTTCTATCTCATCTTCAGCTTGCTTGAGTACGTTCTTACGAATCCACGCCTCTGAGTAATACTTACCAACAAACTGATCAACGTCAGAAAGAAGTGATAATCTTTCTCTTAATACTTCAGCTTCTTTCAGCTCAGTGAAGTGGTTATCTTCAAGAAAGTCAAATCGTAGACCTTTAGAAATCTCAGCCCATTCATCTCTAGTGATAACGCCCTTCAGTAGCAGTTGCTTCTCTAGTAGTATATAGAATAATTCAGCAAAGCGACTTCTCAGCCTGCCGATAAACTTCGAGAACTTTACTTCGTCTCTAGTTATCTCAGATGAACGACCTACGTTAAACTGGCCATCACTCTCTAATCTTGACACAGGTACGTTTAATGATTCATACATCTTTCTGCGGAAGTATTCAACATCATCCATCTCGCCAAGGTTTTGGCCTCCTGGGAGAGTAGTGATTTCTGTACCATTACTACCTTCGCGGCGAGGTAGCCAATAATCTTCAAGCATAGTTAGGTGTTTTCTAGAATCACGAACCTCACCTGAATTAGCATCATACACTAATTTATTCTTATGCTTAACCATCATATCGCGCAGATACTGCTCAGCTTTAGCTTTAGGCAAGTTACCCACGTCGATATAGAAAATTCTACGCTCGGGCGCACGCGCGAGGCGATAAATCACAGTAGCGTCTTCGAGCATTCGCAACTGGTTTAATGGTTTTACAGCCTTATTCAAGTGGCTCAGAACCATACTATTCCTTTCATCCATTACACCGCTGTGTACGAATGCGATTGAGTCAGGAGAAATCTTAATGCCTTCATTGCCGGCAGTTACGCCTCTCGACGAATATACAAAATACTCATCATACTTCTTGGCCATTACTTGCTTATTGCCTTGAAGCGCAGACGATGCATTCTTGCGCTCAATCCTTAACTTCTTAATCTTACGGGGATCAACATACCGCAGCTCTTTGATACCTTCCCTTGGGGTTTTGGTATCAATCATGATGTGGTAGTATATGCGCCCGTCAACATACCAGTTTCTAAATATGTCATATCCCTGATTGTTGAACTTCAACAAACCAAGGACTTCATCGAATTCTTCTCTGATTCTTTTCTTAATTGACTCTGGTTGTTTAATATCATCTAGGATAACATTAACAGAACCTTCAGTATCATCAAATACAATTGCTTCATTACAGACATCATCTACAGCTTTATCGCATTCACTTTGCTGAGCCATCTCTCTGTATTTTGTAACCAAGGATGCTTCGTTCTTAGCAGCTCCGTCCAGATCTACAGTCGTGCCAAACGCGCCACCTTCGGTGACATTTATCGCTCCGTCTGTATTTGGGGGTGGCGCGAATGACTGTACCGTTGCAGGTAAGTCATCCTCTTTGCGCCCTATCTGGAAGCCGAATAATTGAATAGCCATATGGTTATTATCCTCATAATAATTGGGGTGTCATACTTATTTATATGAACACCCCATAGTCACTTTATAGGATTAGATCCCGCCAGCGTTGCCAGTAGAACCGCCAACAACTTCCCAGTAATCATACTGGAAGGTCACGCCGAATTCTTGGATAGCTTCACTGTCCCAAGCCAAATCAATAGCAGCAACTTCAGTTGGGTAAATCCCAACAAAGTTATAAACACGGAGAATAGCGCCGTCTTTACCGAATTGAGTAACTTGAGCATTTGACTTGTACAAGCTAGGAGCAGTTCCGCCAGCTGTAGTCACATTGCCTTGAGCAGAGTTGATCGCATTTGACCACTGCTCCATTGCGTCACGAATAGCAAAATCTTCGTCATTAATAATTGTTGGTGCCCACTCAGCATACGTGCGGTTACCAGCAATCTTTACCTGACGACCAAAGTAGGGAACTTCAATCACCCCTAAAGTGGAGGCAGGAATCTGAGCAGCCTTTACCATGAATGGTACTTGCGCATCAGCAACACCGTTGATTGGATTAGTAATCTGAACTTGGAAGAGTGAAGCACGCGCTCCACCCCCCTTCAAAGCACCAGAGAACTCATTTACATTAAAAGCCATTTTAGTATCTCCCGATTCTATATGTTATATTTATTATGCTCGACCAACTACTTCAGAGAACTCTACACCGCTACGAACGGCCACGAAGTTCAACTGAATAAAGTTGATAGAACGAGCTGGTTTGATATAGATATCGCCGATAAACTCATTTCGGTCTATCACTTCGCCAGTGTTATTAGTTCCGTCACATACTACCTGGAAGTCGGTGATACCTCTTCGACCCTGTACATCCCGTAGGAACGGAACAACCAAGTTAGTAAACTGGCTACGAGTAAACTCATCATTGAATTCAAAGAGAGTAAACTTAGCAGCAGTCGAAATAGCTTTCTCAAGAACAATAAACAGTCGACGAACGTTGATACGATCAAAGGCAGATGGTTTGGCCAGCAAAGTCTTATCACCGAACAATACAGTACCTTGTCCTGGGAATGTTACTACTGGGTTAACACCTTTCTTGTAAAGCTGATCGCGATCACCCTTAGATGGGTTGTACGCAAGTTTAATAGCGTTCTTAACATTACCACGGTTATAACCAGCAGGAGAGAACCATGGGTCACGAGTCAAGTCAGTTTGTACCATCAATCCAGCAGTATCAGCGTTCAGAGGGACAAATCGGTACAGATCGTTATACTTATCGTACTGATATTTCCAACCAGAATCCATAACTGCATATGAAGAAGAAGGCAATAGATCACGGAACGCAATAATATCATCACGCTCTTTACCAGCATAAGACGTATTCTTAACAACGTCAGCACGCTCTGGTGAGATTACTGCGATACAGTCTTTACGGCTCTCTGCAATATTGGTAATCAAGTGGATGGCCAAAGTAGAATTAGCATTGCCGCCCAACAAGAAAGAAATATCAATATCTTCAGCAGAAGCGAAGTGGTCATAACCAATAATTTTCTGCTCAGAGGTTATGTCCGCGCCATCAGCGCCGCCAGTAAGCAAGCTATTCGCCACGCCTGACGCAGCAGTAGCGTATACTGTTTCTTCGGTCAAAGTATTCGCCGAAGTAACACCATACAAATAGCTATTACTAGCATAGATATATGCAGACTGCTGATTAAGAACAGTAGCATAGTGGTTACCACCGCCCTGTTCAGTTCTTGCGTCTGGACCCAGAGACAAACCGCTATATGCTTCTAAGATAGCGCCTTTGGTACCAGATATCTTTCCTTTCGAATCAGCAACAACTATGTGAATCTCATCATTAGAAGCGCCAAGAGCAAGAGCATTTGCGGTAGTGGTTGGTGCGTCATCAAACTGACCGGAATATTCCCAGTTACGTTGGATTGTAGCGCCAGTAGCAGTAGCTCCAGAATACTTTGTTTCCAAAGTAGCAATAACATGAGTGGCGTTTGCAGTAATGTCACTAGCACCGAGCTTAACCTTTCGGCGCTCTTTAGTTGCTCCGATTTCTAAAATATCACCGTCATTAAATGCGCCAGTAATCAAAGCAGTGTTAGCAGTAACAAATGCTATCTTATCGCTATTACGAGCAATAGAATAATTAACAGCAACCGCAGATGACCAAGCCACTGCAGAAGGACAAACAGAAATTCGTAAAGAATTACCAAGTTCGCCAGCATACTTAGCATAGAAGTTATCGACAGTTGGGATTGTAGATTGATCATTTTCAATCAACGCAGCTGTGGTTTGAGCAGCATTTTTAGCACCTGGACCTACTGTACGAACTATGTTCAGTGCGTTACCGTATGCTAAAAAGTTGGCTGCTGTGAAGAAATCATCCGCTGTATTGGACGTTGGTTTTTGGAAGATGTTCACGAGGCGATCTTCGGAATCAACTAATACAGCTGTATTGGCTGGACCCCAACGGAATTGACCTGCGAAACCACCTTCAGTGGTCGATACGGCAGGCACTACCGTTGTGAGATCAATCTCACTTACATTAACTCCAGGACTTACTTGGAATGGCATTGCTATTCTCCTTAAAAATAGAGTTTTTATAGTTATTCAACGATGATATTTATAAAAACTCAATGTTTAGTATTGGTCAAAGTTTCCGCTGCTAACATACCCGTGCATATCAAATGGGTCTGTAGCGGCAATGTCTATAATACCTTCTTCGGGTAAACCATCATCATGGAAGCCGAATGGTAATAAATTCTCCATCATCTCTTGCTCAGATTTTTCTCTGAGTTGTATCAGGGTGTTTATATCTGTCATTTCTTTAAAATATGCTTGATCCGACAACCAAGCAAACAAAACAAGGCACATAACCAAATCATCATGCGCTCCCGACTCAGCTTCATAAGAATTCTTCCTTCTTGAGAATGTTGATAATTCTTTTATCGTCTGAAAATCATTCATAATAAATTGGTCTTGCTCAATCATCAACTTTAAGATCGAGCAACCAACTGATTTTACTGTTTTTGTTGTTCGTATACCCTTATCACATCTCTTACTAAATCCAGCAGAGATTCTTTTACCAGATCTCCCTGCGCTTTCAGTAAACAGGATATGCTCATACTCAAAATCATAATGTAGTAGTTCAGATACCTGTTCACCTATGTCATTAATCTCTACTAATACTGTGGCGTCGTTGTACGATTTACACGTTCTATATATTACTTCAGCATATTCAGCAGGGGTTATATAGTTATCCCGATACACACAAACCTGATTATATGGCATTTTCGTGACATCAATTATCTGAAACGCAGAGTAATCCAGCCCCTTACCGCGAGAAACGTCAACTATACACACATATATACCACCATCATATGGCCGTTCGTACATGGAGATTCCGCTACTTTGGACAAGGGGATCCTTTGGTACCATTGATTTGAGTTTACTTCCCTCGATCAAAGTACCTGAACTTCCTAAGAATTGACACTCATATTCCTGAGCGAATTTCTCAGTATCATAATCCATAGCCTGTAGAGTTTCAAGTTTCCAAGCGGCGTCTCGGCCTGGGACATCATTCCAAAATACCTCAACAAACTCATACCCATTTGTCCCTTCGCGCGCACCCTCGCACGTCTTGTAAAAGTGATTCAATCCGTTTGGCGTTGATGTCAACAATATTTTAGTGGTGTTACCCGATGAAATCGTTGGGAATACAGATGCAAAGAACTCGTCCCAGTTCTCAACAAACGCAGTCTCATCAATATACAAAAACGATACAGATTTACCACGAATACCGGATGAAGAAGTCGCGGCAGCAATAATCTTACAACCATTTTCAAACTGTACAGAACCTTTGTTCCATTCAACTACGCCTTGCTGCATCCAAACAGGCAAGGCTTCGTACGCAATCTTGATACGGTCAAGAATCTCACGGGCAGCGTCGCCCTTGTTGGCCAATAGAGCCACCGTTTTGTGTTCTTGGAAAAGAATGAAGTGTAGGATAACAGCAACTGCGGTTGTTGTCTTACCAGCCTGACGAGATGTAACAACAGCGGCTCGCCTATTGTTGGATATCTTTTCGATAATCTCCCGCTGGTAATCGTACAGGTTCATGGGGATCAACCCGCGATCAACGTGTACGATTTGAATATAATTCTCAGCAAAATAGATCGGGTCTCCAGCGCACTTAATGAACTCTTTGATCTGCTCTGGCGTCCATTGTATCTGGACGCCTTTACGCTTTAGGAGCTGATTACCATTATATGTTTCACTAGCCACGCGGAACTACACCTTCTTCCCACAACCGCTCGCGGTTCGCTAGGTGAGCATCGGCAATTTCATCTTTATTCTGGCCGTGATACAGAACGGCATGGCCTTCTTCGATCATGACTTTCGTAGCCGCTACCCATGAATCAGTCTTACTATCATACACATCAAAGTCTCCAAGAATACGACCAAACTTACCCTTCATATCCTCCCCAGACTTGCTGACCATCGTTCTAAGGACTGAACTCTCACCGAGTAAGGACTTGAGTCTTTCTTTTGCAGCTAACCCGAATTGCTTCTCAACAAGGTCACGGGTTCTAGATTCTGGTGTATCAATACCCATAACGCGGACTCTTTCATCGCGCATCCAAATACCAAACCCCAGATCAATATCAACATCAACAGTATCGCCGTCAACCACCCTTACAACATTGCATTTATAATCATACATCTTTGTCACCATTAATTAGTTTCTGTAATTCTGAAGTGCTTCCCACAAACAAAGCATTTGTTATGCTGCTTGGTCCAGCTTGAGTCGATTCTTCTTGCCGAAGATCCTTAACCTTTTTCTGAATGTCCAATAAATCTTTGTTAGCATCAACAAGCGTTTTGGTAAGTTGAGATATTACCTCAAATGCCCGTGGATGTTCGCTTGCTTTCGCTAAATGGATAAGCTCGTCAAGAGCTGAAGAACCCTTATCAATCACATCGTAGAGGTTTTCTCTGGCGAATGTGTAGTCCTTGGAAATATCATCAGGAAGATCTTTGGTGTCAGCTCTAACAATTGCTATTGGCTTGCTGTCATCAACAAGCTCTGCCTCCACTTCAAATATTTCGTTCAAGTTGTCCGTTACAATGTTTTTCATAATTAATGCTCATGTCGTTCTTTTCCGTCAAAGTAATCAAAGCTGTCAAAGGCATAGCCATAATCATTGTTGGCAGTTATGTTAGTAATCGGTACACTAGCTGAAGAATTAGAAGTGGGAGAACCGTTAGCCAGCAACCCAGGAGTCAAAATAATCTTCTTCTGTGGACCTTCAGTCGGAGTTCCGTTCTCACCTGTCGGTATAGTGAAGTCAATAACAGTTCTCTTAATAGTTCCCTTATTAGACACTGGACCGAAGATATAACCCTTGACGACAAAGCTAAAAGAGTATATAATAGCTCTGCGGCTTTGAAAATCAGTCTCATAAGTATCTTCAATAGTCATACCCTGTAAGACGGTTGGTATATCAAAATACTCACCAGTCTCCGGAACCAACTTCATACTATGTGTAAACTCTGGCCTGAAGTATGGAAGTATTTGCTCAACAACCTGCACGGCATCTTCATTAGTAGCAAACATAGCAGATAATGTAATATTTATATCATATGGAACAGGAGTAAACTGAGAAGTCATGGTGCGGTTTGTGTCACCAATGCTAGTGTTTCTCTGTAGTTTATTTAAAGCTCGGGTCGGCGCATATGCCATATCAGTAATTTCAAATGACATTCTCGGGAGCTGAGTTGCAACCCCACGATTAAGGTTTGGGTCTTGGTTCAGTCTGGCCAACCAAGTTTCTTTTGGACCATACGCAATTGGGACGCGTATTCCCTGAACCCTGTTCCCCTGCTTATCATATCGAATAATATCAATATCATTAAACATTGACCCAAACATTACAATATACTTTCGGATTGCTCCGTGGTAATAGTGAGATCCAAACATTACCAACCTCCTTCGCTAAATGGGTTAGTCTCGCTGAAGTCGACAAAGTCTATATTACTAGATCCAAACTGGTCGTTAATCGCTCCCTTGTCGCTGCTCTCTACGGTCTTAGAGTTCTCTAACCCAAACGGTATACCAGTTTCAGTAATAAGAACCGACCCGTCCTCAAGTAGAAGTTCATTAAGAGTATCACCGCTGTAAGCATCTTCAATTGAATCAATAGCAGCGATACCAGTATCAAGGCGCTCATGGCTATATTCAAACAATTCGCAACGCAAGTCATATGTTTGTAGCGAACCCATCTGATAGAATATTGCTTCATGCTCAACAAATTTAACTTCAAACACTTTATTGTTCAATGGGAAGTAAATCAAATCGCCTTCCGATGGTCTGCCGATATCTTCGGTAGTTTCTACATCGGATATCTCTTCGCTAAATCGGCGGCGGGATACTGTGAGAACCATTTCATCGCGGATCTCGATATTGAACTTAGATAAGAAGTCGCCTT